ATGGCGGGCAACGTCGCGCTCTACACGGACTCAAACGGCAACATCAAGCCCGACAAGGCCCGATCCACAGAGAAAATCGATGGCATCGTCGCGCTCATCATGGGATTGGCTCTCGCGTCCACTTCAGACGACGACGGCGTGGCTGACTGGTCGGTCCAAATCATCTGACGACGAGGAAGCTGTCTGGCATCCCGACGATGTCGTGACCCTCCGGGCTCTGGACGCTCTCGCCCCGCAATACTGGGGCATTGAGCCAATGGACCGGCTGACGGCCCAGACGGCCGTGCGAGTTACGGCGATCCTTGCCTGTCTTCGGTTCATCTCGCAGTCGATCGCCTGTATGCCGGTCGAGATCTTCTATTCCGGCGACCGCAAGAAGCGGCCGGCCATCGACATCCCGTGTTATCCGGTGCTGACCCGCCAGCCAAACGGCTGGCAGTCGACCTACTCGTGGATGGAGCAGACGGTCTTTCACACCGGGCTGTACGGCAACGCCTACAGCAGGATCGTTCCGGGCGAGCGTGGTTTCTGCACGCAGCTGATCCCGCTGCATCCAAGCCGGATGATCACGCGGCGGCTGTCAGACAACAGCCTGGAATATGTTTACCAGGACGCCTACGGCCGCCAAGAGACGTACGACCAGGGCGAGATCCTGCACTGTCGATGGTTGAGCGATAACGGATACTTAGGGCAGATGCCGGCGGATCTATGCGGGACGTCAGTTTCCCTAGCAAGAAAACTGGACATCGCGGCCTCCGCGCACTGGGACAACAGCGCGCGGCCCGACACCGTGCTGGAGACCAGCGAGAAAATCCCGGAGGAAGGTATGCAGGCTCTCCGGGCCGGCTGGCGTGACGCGTACGGCGGCCCTCGCAACCGGGGCAAGGTGGCCGTGCTGCCCAAGAACGTGACGGCCAAGACGCTTGACGGCAATTCGCTTGAGAGCTCGCAGTACATGCAGCAGCGACAGGCGATCGTGGGCGAGATTGCCCGGATCTACGGTGTGCCTTCAACGCTGATCGGGGACACGTCGGCCATGAAGTGGTCGACCGTTGAGCAAGAGTTTATTTCCGCCCAGGTCTTCTGCCTGCTGCCGTGGCAGCACCGGATTGAAAGCGCGATCGACATCTCAATTTTGGGCAACTACGGCCCGGACGTTTACTCAAAGCTGGACAATCGCGGGCTCCTGCGCGCTGACGCCACTGGCCGCGCCCACCTGTATCAGCAGATGTTCCACATGGGGGCGATCACGCCCAACGAGATCCGCGAGCTCGAGGACCTTCCCATCCTTGACGAGCCAGCCGCCGATCAAACGTTTATGCAACTTGGCTTCTCGACGCTCAAGGCCGCAGCCGCCCAAGGGATGCAGGCCCCGGCCCCGGCGTCTCCTCTGGCCCCTGCACCAGACCAGCCAATCGACCTGCCAAGCGATGGCCCAGCCAATCCCCTTATGAGCGGAGCCGAAGATGTCATCGTCGGTTGAACGTCGATTCCTGTTGATGGGCGAGATGCCGAAGAAGCTGGCGTTTGTGAAAACGCGCGGCGCCGGTGGCGGCATGAAGTTCAAGGGCTACGCCGCCCGCTACTCGTCGCAGTCGAACGACCTGGGCGGGTTCCGCGAGGTGCTGGCCCCCGGGGCGTTCGACAAGGTTCTGTCGAGGCGAAGCAAGCCCGACGTTGTGCTGACCTACAACCACAACCCCGACCTCCTGCTGGCCCGGACCTCGAGCGGGACGCTCTCGCTTGCCAGCGACGAGAAAGGACTCCGGTTCTCCGCGGACGCACCCGACACGCAGCTGGCCAAGGATTTGTCCACGCTGATCCGCCGGGGCGATCTCACCGGGGCCAGCTTCGCGTTCACCGTGAGCCCATCGGCCGAGTCGTGGACTACCGACGAGCGCGGCCAAGCCATCCGCACCATCCGAGAGGTGCAGGAGCTCTACGACGTGTCGATTGTGGCCACGCCGGCGTACAGCGCCGCCAGCGTTGGCGTTCGTGCCCTGGAGCGGTGGAAGGCTGCCCGAGGCGTGCTGGTGCCCATGCAGTCCTACGACAGTCAGGCTCCAGGCCAAACTACCGGCCAAAACTATGGCGAGGACGAGGCCAACGAGCAGCTCGTCGGCGCCGGTCTCGTGATCTCAATCGACTACGACCAGACCTTTACCGAAGCCCCCGGACTCTGGCTGTGCTTCATCGAAGAGGCCGTCCAGCTCGGCAACACCGTGATCATGACGACCAGGCGGGCGGACAACGACGCCAACCGAGCCGAGGTGATGTCGGCCATCGGCCCCGACTCCGACCTGGCGGCCGTGATATTTGCCGGCCCCGACTCCAATAAGCGAGACGCGGCCCGTGCGGCTGGCTACGAAGTCGACGTGTGGATCGACGACACGCCATCGACGGTCGATGGACCGGTTCAGAGATTCCTGAGCGCCAACGCGAAGCTTGCGGCCTCGCGGGCTCTTGGTGCTCTGGCCATTGCGAGGCTCAGGCATGTCGCCGGCTAAGTGCCGCGCCTGCGGCGAGAGAATGCGTGTCGATTCCAGCCGTCGGTGCGGCGACGTGCAGCTCCAGTACGTGGTCTGCACACAGTGCCAGGAACGTCGGAAGCGTGAAGTGCCGCTGGCAGAGATCTGGGCCAAGCCGAGGCGCAAATGATCAGCAGCCAACCAACCACGATTGCCAACAACCTGTACGACCTTGAGCAGAGGGTCCAGGCGTTTGTCGGCGCTGCGATGGCGGCCGCGTCAAACGGTCTGACGGTGGCGGAGTTCTCCGAGCTCTCGATCTCGCTGCTGCGGATTGTCATTGCGACTGCCGACTCCCTGCCGGCCGACAACTCCGACAAAAAAGCTTGGTGCGTCCAGGCCGTGGCCGATCTGTTTGACGCTGTGGCCATCCTGGCGGTTCCTAAGACGTTCCTGCCGATCTGGTGGGCCATCCGCCCGGCTGTTCGCAATCTGGTTCTCCTGGCGGCCGGCGGTGCCGTCGAGGCCCTTCTCCCTCTTGTCAGGATGGCACAGGCATGACGTACATGATCATTCTTGCGGCTGCGGCCGTTGTCTGCTTCTGGCCGCAGCTCGTGGCCGAGCTTGCCAAGCTGCGGGCCAACGCCAAAGGCATTGAGCCCCGCTACATGCTGGCCGCGGCGATGGCTGCCGGCTGCCTTGTGGCCGTGGGCCTCGAGCACTTTGGCCAGGATCAGCAGCCAATGCCACCGGCCCCCCCTGCCCCGCTTCTGTTCACGCTTCGCGGCAAGTTCATCGGCCCCACGGCCAGCCAAGACGCTGCCATGTTGGGCGCTCTGTGCGACGAGCTGGGCAACGTGCTTGAGTACGACGCCGGCCAGGCCGAGCCACGGATCAAGACCGGGGCGGCAATCGAGGATCTCCGCTTGGCTGCCCGCGAGGCCCGACTGCGTGGCGTTTCGCTGGGGGCCAGACAACCGCACGCACGCGATGCCGTCAAGGCTTACCTCGACCAGGCGGCCGGCACTTCAGGCGGGCCGCTGACGGCAGAGCAGCGTATGGCGTGGATCTCTGCATTCCGTGACGTTGGGAGGGCTGCCACCGATGCCGCGCGATGAAAACGGCGACCTGCTGATCTATGACCCGATGAGCTGGCGAGCCATTCTTGGCGGCGTGCTCGTTGCCGTGGCCGCGTGGATGGCCACGAGGGCGCTCGTCCATGCCGAGCGTGTGGTGACTGGCAACACCAACTACGGCTACGTGCCAGATCCGGTCGGCACAAAGCAGTTCCTCTCCGAGCTTGACCAGCCAAACTTCCGCCAAGCCGGGGCCGAGGCCGTCGAGAAAGCCAAGGGCGTCGACACGTTCCTCTATCGTGCCGCCGACAAGGCCAGCCGAGCTGTGTACGGCAAGCCGTTCGCGCCGTGGAACCAAGGCAACCACGGTTCCTGTGTCAGCTTTGGTTGGGGCATGGGAAGCTGGATTGGCCAATCGGTCTCGTGGGCGTCTGGCGAGCTACCGGCGCCGCCCAAAATGCCGGCCACCGAGTCGATCTACGGCGGATCGCGGACGGCCGGCAGACTGCCTCCGGTGACGTTTGCAGGCTACTCCGATGGCTCGTATGGCGGTGCGGCTGCTCGGTGGGTGGCTGGTCGCTGCAAAGACCCGACAGTCGGCGGGATCCTCTACCGGGAGAAGTACGGGGCGATTGACCTGTCGCAGTATTCGATCCCGCTCTCGCGCGAGTGGGGCAACAGCGGCGTGCCGCTCGAGCTCGCCCGACTGGCCCACCAGCACACAGCCACGGCCGTGGCCCAGATCAACGACTACGACTCGCTGGTGGCCAGCATTGAATCGGGCTATCCCGTGCCTGTCTGCTCAAACGTTGGGTTTGCTGCCACCAACGTCCGAGACAAAGACGGGTTCTTGCCAAGGGGCGGAACTTGGAACCACTGCATGGTTGCCATTGCCTGTCGCCACGCAGCAACAAGCGGCCGCGATGGCGTATTGATTTTGAACAGCTGGAACGACAGGTGGGTGGGCGGTCCCAAATGGCCGGCCGACCAGCCTGACGGCTCGTTCTGGATCTCGAAGGCCGACGCCACCAGCATCATCGCCCAGGGCGACAGCTTCGCAATCGGCTCCGTCGGCGGCTTCCGATACAGAGACCTTCACAACGGAAACTGGATGGCCAAATGAACCTGATTCTTTTGCTCGTCTTTGGTGCGATCGCCGGCGGCGTGGCCAAGTGGTTGCTGCCCGGCAAATGCCCTGCCGGCTGGGTGCCGACCATCGTGCTCGGCGTGATCGGCTCATTCGTGGGCGGCATCCCCTTTGGCGGCCACCCGGCCGGCTTTGTTGGCTCCGTGGCTGGGGCCTGTGTGGTTCTGTTCATCTACTCGATCTGGCAGGATGACAAATGACCAACTCCGATCTGCGAAAGATCTCGATTGCCGTGTTGGTGGCCGTGGCCGTGACGTGGTGCGCAGCCACGAGCGACTACTCGCCAATCAAGCCCAAGCCAGACCGACCTGTTCTGCGGCTTATCCAGCGGCTGGCACGCGTTGGCTTGTGGGTGATGTGGGCCGCCGAGCCACAGCCGCCGGCAAACGAGAACCTGGTCTATCACGCCCAGGCGTACGACCGAGAAGGCAACCGTGTTCTCGATCACGGGAAAGGCTGGTGATAGATGTGGGGCTCTCAAAAACTGAATCAGACAACCGGCATGATTCTTGTATGTCTTACCATTGCCAGTGCCGTTCTTGGCCTAGCCGGGGTGTGGGGATTTGTTGACAGCAATACGGGCGGGCAGCTGATTTTGACCTTTGCGATTATGGCCGCCACGACGTGCGCGGTTGGCGGCATAGCTGATAAGTTTTGGAAAGGACGGTGATCCATGTGGGGCTATCTGCTCTCGCTGTTAACGAGCTGGTCCGCCGATCCGGCTGCGATTGATCAGGAGCCACCGCGGGCAGCCGCGGCGGTGGCATACGCGTATGCGGCGATGACTCCCGACGTACTTTCAAAGTACGAACCCGAGCAACCAGCTTCAACGAAATCGGATTCCGCAGGAAAGTAATTGCGTCACCGTTCACCACTCGAAAGGATTTCGCAATGTCGCTCAAGCGCCGCCAGCTCCAGGACGAAGCCGCCAAGCTCGCAAACCAGATCGAAGAACTTCGTGCAGTCGCCCCCAAGGATGACGCCGAGGCTGCGACGATCGCGGAGCGGATTGACGACGCTGCGAAGCGTGCCGA